AATAGTAGGAACAATCTCTTCTGGTGACACGATTACATTTGGCACTGAAGTTGTTTTTAATAGTGCAACTTCATATTATACTTCAGTAACAAGCATAGACTCAACCCACGTTGTTGTTGCTTATACAGATGCTGGAAATTCAAATTATGGTACTGGAATCATAATAGAAGCTACTGAGGGTTATACTTATTCAAAAATAGTTGGTGTTATACAAGAAAATACTACAACAGGAAATGATGTTTCTTTAGGTGTTACTGGTATTGTTGATGGTTTCACTGGATTAACTTCTTTTCAAGACTACTATATAGATAAAGATGGTGTTCTCACAACAAGTTCAAGTGATACAAAAATAGGTACTGCTATTTCAGCAACTCAAATATTATTAGATACAACAGATTTTTATATACCGACTATTTAAGTCAATAAAAAAGGAGAATTAATGAAAATTTTAACAGAAAAAACAACAGATATTTGTAAATACATTTTTCAGGATTCAGTAACGCTTGACCTTAAACCAAATAGGATTATATGCCCAGATTTTATTATAGATGATATGGATGCATCAACCATAATGCTTTATGAAGCTGTTCCTTATTCATCTATACCATCTGCTTATATTGGTGGGAAATATTTATTTGATGGTACTGATTTTACATTAAACCCAAATTATATAGAACCTGAAGAAGAGCCAGAGGAATAATCTATATATTAGTTAGTAAGACCATTATATCAAAATAATGGTCTTTTTAAAAATCATTTTAGTATTTGACAGATTCCAAAATCTGGTCTTTTCAAATTTTCACACCTTTATTTTGATTAGATACAAATACCGAAATTCTAAAAAGGTCTCAAAAACAATTTTTACTATAATTTAGTGGAGGAATAAAATGGCTACAAAATTATCCTCAATTATAAATTCCCAAAGTTCTGGGGGAAGCAATGTTATTGTTATCACTGAAACACGTGATCCTCTTGCTTCTGATTCAGCATCTTTGGGTGATATATGGATAAACACATCTACAAATAGATTTTTTATTTGTACTGATGCAACAACTGGGAATACTGTATGGGAATCTGGTGCTGGTGGAGAAGCTATCGCAACAGATACGAGAGACCCAAATTCAAGTGATCTTGGGAATCTTGGTTCAATGTGGATTAATACTGTAACTGATAAATTTTTTATTTGTACTGATGACACCCCAGGAGCTACTGTGTGGGGTTCTGACACTCAAATAGATGTTTTACTTGATACTGTTGACCCCACTGTTTCAAATAGTGGACACCCATTAGGAACCTTTTGGATCAATACTGCTACTACCAGATTATTTTTCTGTGTTGATAATTCTTCTGGTGCTGCTTTATGGAGATCAACTGTTGAAGTTATTGATAGTTTGGTTGACCCTACAATGGATGATTATGCATATCCTTTAGGAACCATATGGATCAATGCTGTCAATTATAATCAAAAAACTTATTTTGTATTGATTGATAATACAACAGACAAAGCAATCTGGTCTAAAAATGAAACTGATGTTTATTGGGTAACTGATCCAACAATAACTGGTTCTGTTATTGTTGAATGTGATGAAACACACTATACATATGATGCTTCTGACTCACTTTCATCCATTGATGAAGCAACAACCATAACATATCATTGGTCTTGTACTGGTGGTGTTTTGATGTCTTCTGTGGGTGCTTCCATTGATCTTTATTTTACCAATGCTGAAAAAGATAGTGTACAAGTTCTTTCTTGTTATGCTGAAGATGATCTTGGAAATATTTCAGAAACAAGAGATTATCCTTTAAATGTTGAAGATGTCAATTTGGTTGATAATTTAGTATTAAGCTTACCAAATAAAATTATAACAACTGAATCATCTTTTTTTGATGTTACTGTTGGTTATACTGGTGGTGATCATACTTTGAATTATTATTGGGAATCAAGTGCTGATGGTTCTGTTTGGACTTCAGTCTTTTTTGTTGACCCAAATATTAAATTTTCAGAAGCAATTTTTACATCAACAGGTGTTACTTATATTAGATGTACCGTAACAAATTTAGCTGGCTCTGTAACAGAAACATCTGCAGCCTTACCAACTATTGATACTGTTTCTGATGCTGATTCAACATATCTTGATACAATTTTACATACTTTAGAAAACAAAGATTACAGTGCACTAATGGTGTCCCCAAGTGTTATTTCAGTACCCACTATCATTTTTGAACAGAATGACAGAATTATTGTAAATGACAATCAGGACAATGTATCAAATGTTACTAATGTTTTTGATAATCAATTGAACATGATCACTGATAAAACATTGTTAAATGATGATTATACCAGCTATACAACTACATGCACTCTGATGGGTAATAAAGTTTTAGTTGCTTATAATAACAGCAATGTATCACCCAATGGTGTTATTAGAGTTGGTACATTCAATGGTGACTCCATATCATTTGGTGATGAAGTTATTTTTAATAACAACTATGCTCAATATATCAATGTAGAATTTCTTGTTGATAACAAAGTTATTATTGCTTATAGAAATGATGGAAACAACAATTTAGGTGGTTGTAAAATAGGAACGGTAACAGGTGATACTATTGATTTTTCTGCAGAGTTTGTTTTTAATTCTGTTGATACAGATCATATCAATATTTGTAAAGTAGATGATGCCAAATTTGCTGTTGTTTATTCTGATTTTGGAACTGGTAATCTTGGAACTGTTGTTATTGGTTCTGTTTCAGGTAACACTATTTCATTTGGAACAAAACAAGTTTATGCTAATAGTACTTATTTTAACTCTGTTTCATTGATTGATACTGATAAAATTGCCATTTGTTATCAGGATGATACCAATAGTAATTATGGTTCTATAATAATTGCTGGTGTTTCTGGAACCAATTTGGCATTAGGTTCATCTGCAGTTTTTAGCTCAAATGGAAATACAAATTTTATCAATGTAGTTACAATTGGAACAAACAAAATTGCCATTTGTTATCAGGATGTTGGTGTATCTGGACATGGTTTTGTTATTGTTGGTGATGTTGTTGCAACCACAGTTACTTTTGGAACTGCTCAACTATTTGAAAATACTAATACAACTTACCTTTCAAGTATGTTTGATAACAATAGATTGTTTGTTTCTTTTAAAGATGGTTCTAATTTTGGTAAATTTACCTTTGGTTCTATTGCTGGGACAGTTGTGACATTTAATACAACAGTTACTTTTAATGCATATACCACTGATTTTATTTCATTATATCAGTTTGGTAACAAAATTGTTGTTTCTTTTAAGGATGGTGGTGATGCAGATAAGGGTAAAATGATGGTTTATACACCTTATTATCAAGAATTAACACTTGAAAATGAAACAGTTACAGGTGATGTTGATATAGTAAGATTAAATACTGCTTATGTATTACCAATTATAGCCCAACAACCAGCACAGGAAGTCTTTGAAAAAGTTGAAATGAGAGTTCAGACAACAAGAAATAACATTTTTACTGTTACTGAAGATGCTGGAAAAGCTGTCTATGAAAACTATGAAATTGAGCCTTATGTTGTTGGTGATAGATTGCTTTTAAAGGGTGATTCTGATGTTTATTCTACAATAACTCAAATTGATAGGGCTGTTGTTTCTGGAACTGGTGTTTCTGTTGCTGGATTTGAAGATATTTTCAATAATAACAACACACAACAAACAAGCGTTGCTTCACTTGAAAACTTTGTTGTATGTGCTTTTAGAGATAATAGTTCAACTGGTGCTGTTGTTTTGGGTGAAGTTAAATATGACAATGTTTACTATGGTTCCAAACTAACCTTTCTAAACAATGATGTTGATTATGTATCTGTTGCAAAAATAGCTGATAACAAAGTTGTTATCTGTTTTCAGGATAAAGCTGACAATTCTGGTAATATTCTGGTTGCAAAAGTTACAGATGAAGTTTTATCAATCCATAATGTATATCAATTCAGTGCTGGAAATATTGAGTATATTGATGTTGCAATGGTTGATACTGACAAATTTATTATATCATATCAGGATGTTGCTGATCTCAATAAGGGTAAATGTATCTTAGGAACTGTGTCTAATACAACTATTTCACTTGGTTCTGAAATTGAATTTAGTGCTGGAAATACTACTCATACTTCAGTTTGTGCTATTTCTACTACTAAAATTGCAATTGCTTTTAGAGATATTGATAATAGTGGTTTTGGAACTGTAAGAGTTGGTAATATAGTTGGTTTAGGTATTACTTTTGGTTCTAATCAGGTGTTTTACTCTGGTAGTGCAACATATACTGGTATTGAATTGCTTTCAGCAAGCAAGGTTATTATAAAATTTACTGATGTTACTAATGGAAACTATGGTTCTGTCATAGTGGGTGTTGTTTCTGGAACAGGTATTGCATATGGTGTTTCAGCCTATTTCAATTCAAATACAACACATTATTCAAGTGTTATTACCACTGAAGATGATACTTTTATGATTGTCTATGATAATTATACTGGTAATAGAGCATACAGCAAAGTTGGTCTTGTTTCCACTAATGTGATTTCTCTGGATTCTGCTGTTGAAATAAATAATAGTACAACTTCTCATATTGATACAACCAAAATCAACCAAAATAAGATAGTTATGACTTATTCTGATTTAGGTAATTCTTACAAAGGAACCTCACAGATAGTAAGAAGGGATTTTGACTTATTGAGAAGCACCATACATGTTAATGATACCATTCCAACAAATATAGCAACTGTTGAATTGCTTTCTTACTTTTTGGAAGCCAGTTCTGGTTCTGTACAGTCTTTTGATTCTACTGAATATTATCATACTGACCTTGATGAAACATTTTCTGTTCTGAATGCCACTACACTATTAACTACAGCAACTGTTATGACTTCAGGAAATTATTTTTATTCAAGATTAAAATCAACAAACACAGATGAGTTTGATAAATACGTTACAAGAATAGATATAGACTTCTGGACACAACCATAAAAATTTGGGGTTATAGAAATATAACCCCAATACCACATAAGAGGTGTTTAAATGATAGTAAAAAGATTTGAAAAAATTGGTAAGATATCAAAACCTTATTTCACTCAACACAATGAAGAAAGAGTTGATAATAAGCTTGGCAAATTACGTAAAAAAATTGAAGATGAAATTGGTGGGGAAACACCATATGACTTATATCATATGATTGCTGATCAAGCCAAAAGAATTGATGTTTTAGAGTCAATAATTAAAAAGCTTGATCCCAAGTGTGTTTTGAAGCCTAAATATAGTGTAACAAAAAGCAAAAAATTATATGCTGATGTTAGTGACAGAATCAACAAAATATCTGATATAATTGAAGGGGAGAAATAATATGAAATTTCATGGAATTCGTATGGAAGGTAAATTTATCATTGAAAGACTTGTCACATTACCAACATGGGCTGCTTCTGATGAAGGTAGAATGATATATGATACCACAGAAAAAAAATTATTTATTGGTAATGATACTGGCTGGATGGAAGCTGGTGGGGGTGGTGGTTATGGTTTACCAGTTACTAATTTTGTTGATAATGATGTTTTGGAATCAGGAAAAATGTATTTTATTGACACATCATCTGGTTCTCTTACTGGAAATTTAGACCCTTCACCTTCTGTTGGTGATACTATAACTGTTGTTGATATTGGAAGTTCCTTTGGTATGTATTCATTAACAATAAATGGAAATACCAATGATATCCATACTGACACAGCATTAGAGGTTGATGTTAAAGATACAGTTTTGATTTTTGTTTATACTGGTGTTTCTTGGAAACTTGATGTAGGTGGTATTGTTGGTGGTGGTTCTTCTGGTTCTTCCGGTGTCACTGAAATAACAGAATATGATTCTGATTTTACTGCTGAAGCTGGCTCTGCTTTTGTTGATACATCTACAGCACCAATAATAGTTACCTTACCAAATGAGGTTGGGTTGACAACTGGAACAACAGTTACTATTTTTGATCAATTTGCAACATTTAGCACAAATAGTTGTACAGTTATTTCACCAACTGCTGAATTTGAAAATGGCACATCATCCATTGAGCTTATAAATGATGGTTCTAAAACCACTTTTATGTGGGATAATTCATCTGGCCAATGGAAAACAGAACAAAGTGCTGATACTGGTGCCGCTGGATTAGGAAACATAACAAATATTACTGGTGATTATGATGCCAATGCTGGTGATTTTTTATTTATAGATACTTCATCTAATGTTGTAAATTTAACATTTCCACCAAGCGCTCAAATTGGTTCAAAGGCTGTTATTTCAATCTATGACCAAACAGAAAATTTTGATACCAATAATGTAATTATAACACCTGCATATGGAACAATAAATAATGGTGATGCAACATATTCTGCTGTTAGCAAGGGTGTTAGAATAGATTTTATATGGGATAATGAAAACACTGACTGGAAGCTTGATGTGGGTGGTTTATATGGTGGTTCAGGTGGTTCTGGTTCACCAGCAACAGAAGGTGATTATGGTGTTATCAAGCTTGCTTCACACGCAGAAGTTATGGGTGGTCTTGATGGGGAAAAAGCAGTTACTTCAGTAAATTTGGAATCCAAATTGAGTTCTTATATTACTGGTGATTTCATATGGTCTATAATGAACAGTGCTGAAACATGTGTTGTTGGTAATAAATACATGGTTGATACCTCTGGTGGTGCTTTTACAGCAACCTTACCATTAACTGCTGCAGAAGGAAAAAGTGTTAAATTTGCTGATGGTGGTGATTTCAGTGCCAACAATCTAACAATAGATAGAAATGGAAATACCATTGAAGGGATGTCAGAAAATATGACAGTCACTACTGAAAATATGTCTTTTGAACTGGTGTTTTACAACAATGACTGGAGACTGGCCTAATATAAACTGTTTAATTTAAGGGAATTTAACTATGAATTGGTTTAAAAAAATATTCTATAAACCTGAATCAATAAATGAAGCACAAAAACCTTTTAAAAAAATGGAAGTAAAAGGAAAGGAACATGGGGAAGGTTATGAAAATGTTTCTGGTTTTGGTCAAACAGGTTTGTCATCTTTCAATTTGTTTTATGACAAATATATAAACCAGCAACTTGTTACAGAAAAAGCAAAATTAACAGAATATAGAAAAATGGCAGAAATGCCAGAAATAGGTGATGTTTTAGAAAATGCTGCTATAGAAGGCACACAGTACAATGACAAAGGCAAAACATTACACTTGGTTATTAGGGATCAAGAGTTGTTAAAAAATGAAAACCTTGTTAAAAACATAGAAGAGTCTTTTGAAACGTTATTTTATGATAGAATAATGATAAATAATCACATTCAAGACTGGTTTAAATCTTTTATGATAGATGGAAAAATTTATTTTGAAAATGTTATAAATAAATCAAAATCTTCTGCAGGTGTTCTTAATATTAAAAAATTACCAACTGAAACAATTGACCTTGATATGAACATAGAAAATGGTAAAGTATCAAGATTTTATCAGTTTCTTACAGAGAATGCAAAAAAACCTGACAATGTTGATGATATGGAAGGTGAAGATGTTATTATTTTTTATCCTTCACAAATAACATATATAGATTCAGGTCAATATGGTATTAACAAAAAAGATGTGATTGGATATTTACATAAATGCAAACAACCTTTCAATCAACTAAAACTACTTGAAACAAGTGTTGTTATATATAGATTGATAAGATCACCTGAAAGATTGGTTTTTAGTATTGATACTGGTTCTATGCCTAAAGACAAATCTATGAAATATGTTGAAAAAATCAAACAGAAATTTACCAAAAAAGAAGTTTATGATCCTGACACTGGAAAAATGAACAATGGAACTGATGTAAATTCAATAATTGAAAATTATTTTCTCGCACAATGTCTTAGACTTGATACTAAAATACCATTATTCAATACATATGGTAGACCAAAAACACTAAAAGAACTTATTGATGATTTTGATAATGGAATCAAAAATGTAGTTTATTCTGTTGATCAACAGACTGGTGAATTTATTGGTGGGGAAGTTGAATGGGCTGGAATAACAAGAAAAAATGCTAACTTAATACGTGTTGATTTTGATAATGGAAGATTCCTTGAATGTACACCTGATCACAAAATTGTTTTGTTAGATGGTTCTGAAGTTGAAGCACAAAATCTTACTGAAAAAGATACGTTGGTGTCTTTTTCTTGGGGCGGGAGTGCCAAAATAACTAAAATAGAAAAATTGACATTCAAAGAAGATACAGGTTGTTTAACTATTAAAGACCCTGGAAACAATCACAATTTTGCTATTTCTTCAGGTGTTTTTGTTAAGAATAGTGCTGATGGTCGTGGAAGTTCAATTGAATCTATTGGTGGTAATCCAAGTGGTTTTGCTGAATTAGATGACATTTATTATTTCAGAAATAAATTATATCTTTCTTTGAAATACCCCACATCAAGGGTTGATGCTATGAATGAAAAACAAAACAATAGTGTAGTATATGGAACTGATTCAGGTAATATTGCCAGAGATGAAGTAAGATGGGCAAAAATAGTACAATATTATCAAAATAGGATGTGTGAAAAGTTTTTGGATTTGTTTATGTTGCATTTAAAATTTACAGGGCTGAAAAAAGAATTAGATATCAAACAAAACCAAATACAAATAGAAATGTTTCCACCTAATAACTATCTTGAAGAGATGCAACAAACTATTTTACAGCAAAAATTTGAAAATTATTCAACGCTTGCAAACAATGATGAGTTCGCCAAAACATACTTAATGAGAAAATACTTGGGCATGGATAATGATGATTTGGATTTGTTGAAAGAAGGTTTTGAAGATGACAAAAAATACTTACCTACAGATGATGATGGTTTTTAGTAATTGATAAAATCTAATATTATCAATTATATCAATATGTTATGAACACACATATAAGCTTTTGATTAATATGTGTGTTCATACTAAATAATAGTGAAAAGGAGATTTACAAATGATTGATAAAGACAAAATAAAACAGGCATTCAATAATTTTGAAGATGATAAGTTTACTATTGCTTCTGATATCTTAAGAGGGGAGATAAAAAAAAATATGAATTCTTTCTTAAAAGACAAATTAGAATTGCAAAATGATGTTATTGATGTCGAGAATGAGGATTAAAAATGGCAAAACTTATAACTGAAATAAGCAAACAAGTTGTAACTGAATCTATTGACAAGTCATTATATGTTGTTGGTGTTTTTTCTTCTGCTGAAATAAAAAACAACAATGGTAGAGTCTATGCAAAATCCTTACTTGAAAGAGAAATTAATAAAATCCAAGATCAAGTGAATGAAAAGGCTTTATTTGGTCAATTGTCACATCCAGACAATCCTGAAATTAATTTAGAAAAGGCAGCTATAATGATTGAGGGTTTGGAATGGGATGGTGATAATGTAGTGGGGAAAGCAAAGGTATTGGAAAATACCCCATGTGGTGATCTCTTAAAAGGTATAATAGGTAATGGTGGTAAAGTTGGGATTTCCAGTAGAGGTCTTGGGACTGTCAGTGAATCAGGTGCTGTAAATGATGATTATGCTTTGATAACATGGGATATGGTTGTAAATGCTTCAAATCCTGGGTCAAAGTATGTCAATGGTATCTATGAAGGTGAAGAATTTTCAGTAATCAAACCACAGGTTATGGAAAGAAAAGAAGCAGAAAAAATATATACAAAACACATATGGCAAGTGATAAAAAAAATTATTAAATAAGAGGAGAAAAACATGGACAAAATTTATGAAATGCTATCTATTGAAAAATTAGATGAAGCAAAACAAACAGAGCTTAAAACAGCTATAGAAACTCTTATAGAGTCAAAAGCTGTTACAAAGGCTAATGAGCTTGCAGAAGTAAAAAAAGAAGATATGGTTACTGAGTTAGAGACTAAATTTGAAGATTACAAAGATGATCTTGTATCTAAATTTTCTAATTTTGTTGATGATATTTTGGTAGAGGAAATGGAATTGCCTGAAAACATAGTTGAGTTTGCCAGACTTGGCGAACAATATCATGACTTAATCAACCAATTCAAAATCAAACTTTCAATTGATGAAGGTGTTTTGGATGCAGAAGTAAAAAATCTATTAAAAGAAGCCAAAGATGAGATTTTAAAACTTCAGAAAGAAAAAGATATTTTAACTTCAGAATCTTTAACTATTAAAAATACAAACTACAAACTTACTAATGAAAGTTATCTTTCAGAAAAATGTAAGGGTCTTACTAAAATTCAGGAAAGTCATGTTAAGCAAGTTCTTGAAGGATATGACAAAAAAGAGATTGACAAGAAATTTGATATCTTAGTTAAATCATTGAAAGTTGATGAAAAAGATGATGAAGATATGATGGAATGTCCTGAATGTGGTGTTGAAATTAAAAAGGGATTGGATGAATGCCCTGAATGTGGAACTACTTTGAAGAAAGAAAAAGAAGAAAAGAAAGAAGAAAAGAAAGTTGATGAAAAAACTATGTCACCAAAAGATATGTGGTTAAAAGTTCTTAGAGAAAAAACACTATAAGTATAAAAAATTTTATTTTTAAATAAGTATAAAAAAATATAAGGGAGAATTTGACAAATGGAAAATATTAAACAAATAGAAGAAAATTGGAAAGAAATACTTGATGAAGGCACTAAAATCACCAATAAGAAAACAAGACAGATTACAGCTGTTATGTTAGATAATCAGTATAAATATCTTAACAAAACAGATGAAGCAACATCATGGACTGGTGGAAATATGGATCCGAATGCTGCTGGTTATGCTGGTAATGGTGAATTCCATAAGATAGCAATACCAATGGTACGAAGAACTTTTCCAGAACTTATTGCACATGACATAGTTGGTGTTCAGCCTTTAACTGGGCCAGTTGGACTTGCTTTTGCCTTAAGATTTAAAGCTGATCAAGAATATGATGGTGCTGTTGGGACCGAACTTGGTTATAATACAGTTGATCCTGCTTACAGTGGTTCTATGGCTACATCTGCTGGTGAATCTCTTGGTTCAAATGCTGTTGCTGATGTTGCTGGTCACCCTGGTATTGGTGGTGGATTAGGTATTGGAACTGGTAAAGGTATCAAAGAAATTAGTATGACAATTGAAAAAGCACAGGTTGAAGCACAAACCAGAAAACTCAGAAGTAGGTGGTCTGTTGAAGTTGCTCAAGATATAAAAGCAATGCATGGTTTAAATCTTGAAGAAGAAATGCTTGATATGCTTTCTTATGAAATTACTGCTGAAATTGATAGAGAACTTATCAATAAAATAAGAGCAGTTGCAGCCACCAATCCTGCCAGTTCTACATGGGATTATAGTGGTGCTGATGGCAGATGGGAATCTGAGAAATATCGAAATCTTTATAATCTTATTATAAGAAAAGCTAACAGAATTGCCATTGATACAAGACGTGGTGCTGGAAACTTTGTTATTGCTTCACCCACTCTTTGTGCTGCTTTAGAAACAACTCCAAGTTTTTCTATAGCCCCCACAAGTGCTGATATTAATACTGCTGTTACTGGTGTTGCAAGAGTTGGTAGCTTAGAGGGTAGAATGTCTGTTTACCGTGATACATTTGCAACTACTGATGATCTTATTATTGGTTTTAAAGGGCCATCAAGTTATGATACAGGAGTCATTTATTGCCCATATATCCAATTAATGACAGCAAGAAGTACTTTTGAAGATTCTTTCAATTCTGCTGTAGGGCTTATGAGTAGATATGCCATTCTTGACAACCTTTTCGGTAGCAAAAATTACTATATTAGAGTTGTTGCTACAACTATGCCTTAATAGTTAAACATAATAGTTAAATTTTAAAAGGGAAGCCCAAAAAAGCTTCCCTTTTTTATTACTTTTTCAACCACTTCCTTATTTCTTCTTTGACTTTTTCCTCATTACCAACATAATCATGTTCATTGATAACTAATAAATCAATACCCAAGTTTTTACATTGATCTACTTTCATTTTATCCCTTATTTTTACTTCATCACTTGAATGCCAAAAAATACCATTGTACTCTATGGCTTTATTTAGATCAGGCAAATAAATATCTAATTCAAGATAGTGTCCTGTGTTGGTATTTACTATTTTTGTTCTATCATTACAAAGAACAGTTGTTTTTGTTAGGGTTTTAACTAATTCCTGTATCTCTATTTCTGCTTTGGAGCTTGTTGAGTTTGCCCAACAAATAGGACATCTATTACCACCATTTTTAAAATGACCAAATCTAACTTCATATTGATGCCCTTCAGGACACTGAATAAGTTCTTTTGTTAGTGCATTTGTATATGTTGTTGATAGGTATAAATAACCTTCATTCTCATAATATTTTCTTACATCTTCTATTGTATGTTTTCTATTAATAGAGTAACACACAAAACAACGATTGCCAGTTTTAAAGGTGTTGAAACTAACACACCATTGATGCCCTTCAGGACACTGAACAAGTTCTTTTGTTAGTGCATTTGTATATGTTGTTGATAGGTATTTATAACCTTCATTCTCATAATATTTTCTTACATATTCTATTGTTAGTTTTTTATTTCCAGCACAAATAGGGCATCTATAACCACTTTTAAAATTGTTAAATTTAACTTTATATTGATGCCCTTCAGGACATTGAACCAAAAGTTTAGTGTGTGCATTTACATATACCTTTGATAACAATACATAACCAAAACCCTCAATGTATTTTCTTACATATTCAATTGTGGGTTTTTTATTTTTAGAACAAAGAGGACATCTATTACCACTTTTAAAATCATGAAAACTAACACTATATTGATGCCCTTCTGGACATTGAACTAAAAGTTTAGTACTATTATTTACATATTCAGTAGATAACAAAACATACCCAAAACCCTCAATATATTTTCTTACATATCCTATTGTGAGTTTCTTGTTGCCTGAACAAACAGGGCATCGAACACCTTGTTGAAAATCATTAAATCTAACTTCATATTGATGTCCTTCTGGACATTGAACCAGTTCTTTTGTTAGTGTATTTGTATATTTTTCTGATAGGTATAGATAACCTTCATTCTCATAATATTTTCTTACATATTCTATTGTATGTGCTCTCTTTATAGCATTTTTTTTCCTGCTACACATAGGGCATCTCTGGCCTTTTATAAAACGCCCATATGTCTTTTTATAAAAATTACCACAAACACATTCAATATCAAGTTTTGTTTTGTTATTTATATAAGTTTTGCTTATAAGTCTCCTACAAAAACTGTCAGATTCAATATGTTTTTTCACATCTTCATATGTGTATTTCTTTCTACTCATACAACCATTCTCTTATTTCATTTTTGACTTTTTCCTCATTGCCAACATAATCTGCTTCATTTATAACCATCAAATCTATACCCAAATTTTTGCATTGATCTACTTTCATCTGGTCTTTTATTTTTGCTTTTTTACTTGAATGCCAAAAAATACCATTGTATTCTATTGCTTTGTTCAGATAAGGAAAATATATGTCTAACTCAAGATAATGTCCTGTATTGGTGTTTACTATCTGTGTTCTATCATTACAAATAACCTTTGTGTTTGTTATGGTTTTAACTAATTTCTGTATCTCTATTTCTGCTTTGGAGCTTGTTTTTTCATTATTGCATATAGGACATCTACTACCACTATTTTTAAAATGATCAAATTTAACTTTATATTGATGCCCTTCAGGACATTGAACCAAAAGTTTTGTATATGCATTTACATACACTTTTGATAACAAAACATATCCAAATCCCTCAAAGTATTTTCTTACATATTCATAATCATGTTTTTGTTTTTCTGATACAATTTTAATTGAACAAATAGGGCATCTTTGACCTGTTTTAAAATTGTTAAATTTAACTTTATATTGATGCCCTTTTGGACATTGAACTAAAAGTTTTGTCATTGCATTTACATATACCTTTGATAACAATACATACCCAAAACCCTCAATATATTTTCTTACATATTCAATTGTGAGTTTTTTAACACCAGCACAAACAGGGCATCTTTGACCTTTTTTAAAATTGTTGAAAATAACTTCATATTGATGCCCTTTTGGACATTGAACTAAAAGTTTTGTATTATTATTTACATATACCTTTGATAACAATACATATCCAAACCCCTCAATGTATTTTCTTACATATTCTATTGTATGTTTTCTACTCATAACTAACCCCTGTCAATTTTAAAAACATGATTCCCTGAGTCCCATATCCTGTCAACACCATTTTCCAGCACATTTTCATACTCAGTTTTTTGTGGATCAAAGTTTTTAAGTTTTTTTGCTAACTTGTGTTTTTGATAAGCAACTCTATGGACTCTTTTGTTATTAACAATATACCAATAGTTTGGGTTAGATATATGACTGAAGTTAAAACCAATTTTTTCATAAAATGACCCATCTGAATATCTTATATCTGAAAAGGTTTTTATTTTTGGTACATCATAATGTCTTAAAAAAAACTTTAAGACTTTGGATGCACCACCTATTACTTGAATATTTGGTAATCCACAGAAACGTAACATTTCAAAACCTACTGCTTTTTTTCCACCAATAGTTCTTTTGCCAAATGTCATTAACGAGAGTAGAGTCATACCCGTAGTTAAACCTATAATATGTGAACTGTTATCTTTTCCTTGTAGGTGATATTTGTTTAAAAAGGTGTTTTTTAAACCAGAGTTTATCAACTGAATTTGGCATTTTCTGGCAAAATATCTTTTTTTAAAGATTCCTAATTTTGATAACAAAACACTTTTAACTATTTCTGGTTTGAAGACCCATTCATCCTCAAAAACACACAGCAACTGAATTCCATTTTCTTTACAAACAAGGGTATTGTTTACAAAAAAATTCCTATCATATCCCCTTTGTTCTCTGAATGCATCCAGTTCATAAAAATTAATACCTATCTTTTTGTCTGGTATCCATAGATCAAAGATAATATTGTTTATTACCTTTGTATCAACAAAAATGTTTTCTACTTTATCTTTTAGAAAACAAATTATCTCATTTTTTATTTTTAAAGATTTTTCTTCAAAAACCATTTTTATTCCTCTATATTAATATTTTCTTGAAAGGCTTCTTTCACATCTGAAACCAATACAGTTCCACCATTTCCCATACTAAAATTTAAAAACCAACTCCTTAAATAATTTGCTTCCTTGATTGACAATAAATCTAATACATTACCATACATTTTCATTGAGGTTGAAAGCATCCCAGCATCATTAACTAAAATCATAGTGCCAATTTTACTATCAAGATTGTCACCCAATTTCAGAAAAACAGTTCTAATTTTAAGACAAAATCCCCATTTTCTATCTTCAATAAATTTGATCTTGTTTATTTTTTTTCTTGACAATGCTTTTATTTTTCTTAAGCACTTTTTACAAGTGACCTCTGTCTTAAGATCAGTTGTCTCAACATTTTCTTTAGTTGTTTCACATATAACCTTACCATCCACTTCCTGATAATGCAATACCTTTGGTTTTGTTTCTTCTTTTGTCTTGGATGGAAACAGTTTTTTTAAACATTTCTTACAGGTAATTTCTGTCTTAAGATCAGTTGTTTTAAGACCTTTCTTGTCTTTCCCACATTCAATCTTGTTATCAGTTCCTTGAAAATGAACTACCCTTGTGTCTTTTTTTGGTTTGGGTTCCAGTGGTGAGATAATTCTTAAGCACTTCTTACATGTAACTTCATCTTTGTTGGTAGTAAAAACAATTTTTTTAGCTTTTGTCTTACATAAAACTATTTCATTTTCTTTATAATGTTTGACCATGTTTATATCCTTTACAAAATACAATAGGGTGTATATTTTTTATACACCCTATCTCAATATTATTTGTTTGTCTTTCTTCTTTCACAGCTATCATTAGAACAATTATCACAGCATTCCTTTACATCTTCATCACTCTTTTCACAATCTTTTTCCTCTTCAGTGCTCATAACAAATACCCCCCATTTACATTCAATAAACACTCAACTAAAAACAGTATACCACAACAGAAAATAAAAGTCAACTTAATTTTCTAATATTTCTTTATTATATAACAACTCAAGATAAGCATTACCCTCAAAACCACTATCATTTAAGCATTCCAATATGTAATCCCCAATATCTTCTGGTACTGGATTATCTTCATACATTTCACTATCATCTTGTATTATGGTAAGTTTAAAAGTAAGTTCTTTCATATTTTTTATCTCCATGTGATAACATATTAATTGTTTAAATGGTATAACACTTATTTACTAAGATGTTAAGGCTTTTTAAATTTTTTCTTACTAACTAACATAACAATAACTGAACCAAACAACCAAAATGTTGATGGGATGGGCACGTTGTTTGTTTTATAATTCCATGAGGTCAATTTTTCATCCAGATATCCTTCCCTTATATCTCCTTCCTCAGTTATATGTCCTTCCTTAATTAGATAATACATGAATGAGTTATATAACCCTGATACATCAATGGCATTTAAATGTGGTAAGTATGAAACTACTGTATGCTCTACCATACCATTTAATGTAGCATCCAATCCCCCATTAGATAATAAAAAAGGGTCTATCATAGTATCAGTAAAAACTGTGTCTCCTATTATACCATTTAATGTTTCTGGTATTAGTTCACTATCAAATTCAAAGCTTTGATAATCTTCAGTGCCTTCATCAAAATGCATTTCAATTATTGCTGCATTACAAATTGTTGAAAAACCAAACAGTAAAACAATCATTATTATTAATTTTTTCATTTTTCCCCTTTTTAAGTTAACAATTTAGTGTATTTAAAAACATGATATGACTTGTTCAAATAACTCTATTAATTTTTTCCCTCCTTTTATAAGTTTTCCTTGATTGATATAAAAGCATTATAACATATATCAATCAAGGTGTCAACATTTTATTTCAATAACTCATATTTAAATAATTTTGGTGTAATATACTTAGTGTAAAATACATCAATAGATTTCTTGAATTCTTTAATCATGGTATTTAAAAT